GTTCTTTATTAGCTAGAGCTAAAACCCTTTGATATACTGTATCTATGCTTATCGCCATTTTCCTTTACTTTATGCTATTATTTTACAATAATATAATCACATAAGATAGTGATATGTTACTATGGGAAACAAAAATAGCCACCCGGTTAAGAGTGGCTACAAGTGTTGTAACTAATTATATTAGTTTAATCGTTTCTCGATTGAGTTTAAAACCTCCATACCCTCGTCGGTCTTAAACCAAGATGCAAGAGCTGAATATGGGTGTTCGTCGAACGGAACAGTCATTAACTTCCTGTTGTTAGATCCCCACGTGAAAGTCCTGTTATTATCAGATAATTTAATAATACCAAACTCAGTGGCTTTTATACCAATATTCCTAAGGTGTATATTATCGTCACCTAGTAAGTCTAGGAACAGGTTAGGGTTTCTCTTAGCAAACACAAGTAAATCTCGTTTAAGCTCCTTAGAACTCATAGTAGACACCTTAGATCCAATCTCAGCACGCATGATTGCTTCTGCCATGTCAATATCTAGTTCGACAGCAGCATTCATTGCTTCCAATTCTAACTCTATACTATCTGTCTCGTATTCCGCTATAGCCTCATCATCTCTCTCTGCATACGTATTACCCTTCTCTGGGTGATACAATGACAGTAACTTCTGAAGAGGTTGTAGGTTTTTAGGGACCATTAATACTCCATTGAAAAATGTTACATTAGCTAACTGCTTATTTCCAACCATCTCGTCTACAAAAACCGTCTTTTGATTTCTAGTATACAACAATTCTCTTTCGTAGTTAGCCTCAGGATCAAAGTAATACCTACCTTTGCAACGTATTCTATATGTCAATGGTGAAACGTTATTTAATAGGTAGTAAAATCTATCTTTGAGTTCCCAAGCATCTTCTTGTTTTTCAACAATAGGCTGCTTCACTGACTTAATAACTTCTTGTTCTACAATAACCTCCTCGGTCACTGCTGTTTTTTTAGCTTTACCCGCCATAATATAATATAATTAAAAAGATTAAAAAAATATAACCGAAGAGATTTGTCCCTTCGGTTATATAATATTAGATATTACCCACGTAACATCATGAAGTTGTTAGCTCCTTGCACAACTAAGCAGCGCTCAGTTAACATGTGCATTTGCATTGCATCTAAAGCAGATGTAGTAGCTCCAACAGAACCAGTGGTCCATGTTTTGAACTTTCTGTTATCTGCTTGAGAAGCTCTATAACGAACGTGTAAGAAAGGACGTTTCAAGTTCTTCCCTAAGTTTTGATCATATACAGATGAAACTCCAGCTGGAACAAATACCCCTTCGATATCCCCTGCACCAGCACCATCAATTTGTCCATCAACAACTCCACCACGAGTAGACTTATCGTTTAAGTACTTCCAGTCAGTTTTATAGAAGTCATAAGAACCTCTTCTAAAACCAGAGAAACCTAAGTTTAAGGCCATGTCTTCATCATTATCGAATACACCATAAGCAGATCCAGAAGCATTGTTACCTAAACCAGCTAACATATCATCGATTTGTAAAGCCATAGTTCTATCTAAGAACATCATGTACTCTTCGATAGCTCCTTGCTTATCAAACTCCTTAAGTATAGCGTCAAAGTCAGTCATAGCGAATGCAGTTGATCCATAAGATACATTACCCCTATCTGTTATAGCAGCGAATAAACCTTCCGAACCATCAACAGGTACAGTAGAACTCGCGGTAGTATTCGTCAATTCAGCTTCTATCATTGCCATTTCACAATAATCAGTAAACCTAGCTTTAGTATCACCTGCAGCCTTTAAGTACCATAAGTAACCACTTTGTCCTTCTTCACCAGAAACTTCTACCCAACCAATTTGAGATGCATCAGATCCTGAAACCTCAAACAAATCTTTCATGATAATTGGCTTGTTAGAGTAAGACTTAAAAGTAGGACTGTTAGACCCTGTTCTTCCCTCTTGACCTTTAGCAAACTCAGAACCATAAACGAATAAAGACACAGTATTACCAGCCGCTATATTAGCATGCGTAACTAGAGTAGCCACCGAATAAGGTAGTACTGTCACAGCCAGAGCCGTAACGTCGGATACGTAACATTTAACCGTTGCACCAGAAGTACCAGCTTTAGACACAATAACAGTGTCACCAACACGAACACCATGTCCTGCTTCTCCAGTCGCATCAACTGAATTACCATCAATATCTTCTGCTATAGTTATAACTCCAGTACCACTCACCAAACCTGTGTAAGATAAGTGAAGACGACCTTGTTCAGACCATACAACTCTATCAGCTTGCATAGCTTCTTCAGCTCCTACTTGCTCTAAGAATCCAGATACGGATCTATTACCAAAGACTTCAGCTTCTTTTGCCATAAGGTCTGGAACATACTGTTGTCCCCAGCCTTTAGTAGCAGCCGACGTAAAGTCTATATAGTTAGACGCTAGAGCTACCGCCGCTGGCGTTGGGACCGTGTTTAAGTTCGTTCCCGGATTAATTACTTGTATTGCCATGATTTAAAAAATTTAAAGTTTAATTATTTCTTTTTCCTAATTTTGAATTTGAAGTCATCTGAACCTTCACCAAGCACTCTAACTTTTAGACCACCTACGTTTGTTTCACCGTGAGTACCCCTAGAATTTACGTCAATGTTTTTGCTTTTAGCTATAGTCTCCTTGATCGCATCTGCCTTACCTTGTTCATAAAAGTGTTGTGCAATTGCATCAGGGTTATTAGCCGTAAACAATGATTTGTGGTATCCCTTAGCATCACTCATCTTGTTATCTTTATCCAAAAACTTTTGAACAAAGTTACCAATATCGCCTTGGTCTGCCTTTACATCGTTGACATTCTTAACATTAAACCTAAACCTTTTGTCCCCAACGTTATATTCAAAACCTTTGAAGTTATCGTTAAAGACAGTTTCAGTCTTCTGCTTAAAGAACTCTTTCTGAGATTTAGCGTGCTTATCCGCTTCTTCTGACTCCTTGTTGTATCGATCGAAAAAATTAACTGCCTTCTGTTGCTCATTAGTGAGCTTACTACCAGCTTTAATCTCTTCATAATATTTAGACTTTTGCCCGTCTATATAGGCCCTCGCTTCAGCAACTTGCTCTTTCATAGCGATTTTCTTTCCTCTAACTGTTCTCTCTTCATCCATGTCCTCGTCGAACCCAAACCTATCTTCTAATAAGAAGTTTCGTTCCTCTGCTGATAGATGTGGTTTAGTGGCTTTGTAGAACTGATCTAATACTTCTGAGTTGTCTAACTTTGAAGTGTCGGCATTTAACTTGACGTAATCGCCTAAGTCACCACCAGTGTCTTCCATGAAGTCAACTAATTTTTGTATATTCTCTGGTAGAGCATTTACAATATCAGGGGTTTCAACTACCACCTCCTCAGCTTCATCTACAACTTCGTCAGTTATCTCCTCTAGTGTTGATACCTCTTGTTCTTCCCCTTGCGGTTGTACTTCTTCTTGTTCTTCTGAGGTTTCGGGGTTCTCATTGCCGCCCACCATTCCTGCTGGCTCAGCTCCTGCTTCTTCAGTTTCATTGGTTAGGGGTTTACTTAAGTCTACCTTTACAACGCTATCGTCTCCAGCGCTCTCGAATTTGGCATCAACTACTTGTTCTGTAACTTCCTCTGCCGTGATCCCTTGATCTTCTACCATAATAAAATACTATAAAATTAAAAACTATCTAGGTGAAAACTTATCTAATCCTAGTCCACCTCCAACTATATCATTACCTGATGACTCAAACTTTTTAAGTGATTCACCCTTTTTTATTGCTTGCTGATTTTCAGCCTGCCTATCTATTCTCTCGTCTTTCCTATCCTCTCTACTAGATTCTCGGTTGTTTATTGTCTCATTCTCCATGCCACTAAGCTTCATGCTTAATTCAAACTCATGGTTCATTAAGTCTTTTTTAACTAAAGCTTCTTGTTGTAAATAAGCTATCTTTAGTTGATTCTTAGTTTCTTCCAGCTTACTCTCTATTTCAGCCTTAGCTTGTTCTTTCTGTGTCTCAGCTTGAGCTGCAGCTTGTTGGGCTTGTATGTTAGCATCAGATTGAGCTTTAATATTCTCCTGCTGCATAGCTTGATCTCTATCAGCCTTTCTCTTTCTCTTAATCTTGAGTAATTGATTGGCTAACTTGACGTTCCTAACGTCCCTAAGATCTATAGCGTCATCAAGATCAATCATCTTCTGACCTAAAGCCATTTGGATATTTTGCTCTAGTATCTGCTTCTCCTCGTCGTCCGGTAGTAGCTCTATGAATATCCCAAAATCATACAAGTGTAAGTCTTTAATCTCCTCTAATGTAGCTACGTTATGAGCCCCTATAGATTGAATGAACGCATCCCTTGTTGGTGAGTACTCTACTATGTCTGATATTCTAAGCGACAAAGCCTCGGCAGTCTCAGTAGTTAATAGTAACATTGACTGTAATATGTGTCTAGTAGCCACGTTAGAGTTGGCCGCCGCTAGCTTTTGAATACCTACCAGTGAGTTCTTATCTGGAGTGGAAGCATCTCTAGCCTCGTTCAGACCAGTAACATCACGTATCATTTGAAGATAGTAGTTGTATGTAGTTATAAGACTTTGAATCTTATTACCACCGCCACCATTCTGTATTTGTTGTATTGGTATTTTACCTGGGTTAGGGTCTCCTTCAGACGTAAATGATCTACCTATGACAGAACCAGTCTGGAAGAACATATTCAAAGCCTCTTGAGGCGTGTAGTTAGTTCCGTTACCTAAGTCTATCTCAGCTAAACCATCAGCATCTAAATAAACTCCGTCTGGTACCATCCTAGACATTACTTGCTGCAGTTTCAAGTGCGTAAGCTGGATCATATCAGCGAAGCCAGTAATTCTACTTACTAGAGATTCTATTTTACCATTGTACATCCTAGGCGCTACTATGCTATAATTCATCTTAACTTTAGTGAAGTTAGATTTTGTACGCATCATGTTTTTGGCCATCTCCCATTTTAACAACTTATCGGTACCTAACACTAACACGCCTTCGTATAAGCATTCCGTAACTCTCTCCAACTTGCTAAAATTACCCTCCAAGTCTGTTGGTGGGTTAAACCTATCATTCTTCTGTATTGCCTTCTCAGAACCTGTACCAGTTTCTTTTAGCTTATAAACATCGTTAGCATGTGTTTTATAATTGAAGTATAATATAGATATTTTATTCTTATCCCCATTCAACCTCTTAGAAGCTGAGCCTCCTGAGTTTTCAATAATATCCTTTATCTGATCTTCACCTAGATCAGGGAACTCTTTTACTAATTCATTTATAGGTACCTCCTTGACTTCGCCTATATAGTATATGTCCTCAAAGTAGGGTGAATCCGTATGCGAATAAACTAAGTTAGCCGGGTCTACGTACTGAGCTTTAGCTCCTTCGCTCCAATCAAATGTAGTCTTTGTTGCACCTATACCTATAGTCACTAAGTCATAGATTATCCTACGTCTAGTTAGGTCGAACTTACAGCCTTCCATTAAAACATTGATAGCTTGCTCGTTAGCTAGCTCAATTGCTTGCTTATAATCTAGTTGCATATGTAAAGCCAACTCCTCCTCTGTTTCAGGTAGATCCTCTTTTTTATTCTCGTAGAGGTTCATATTTAAGCTCTGTTGAGCGGCATCATTGAACTCTTTAGACTTCATATCACGTATCATAGACTCCATATATTCAGTTCTCTTACTAACGCCATAAGAATCCTGAGAGTAGGCTTTAACATCATAAGCTCTCTGAGCCATACCGTTAACTACAATATCCACAAACTTAGATACTATTGGAACTGGTTTCCAGTCTAGGTTTAAGTACGATAAATCACCATTAATAGATAACTCATCTTTATATTTTTGTATTGGCTGTTCACCTCTGGCATATAACCTCAACTTGTGAAAGTTATTAGTCATATCACCATACTTACTAGTTGACCCGGAAAACCACTCGTGCTCTATGGCTCTAGCAACTTTGAGCCCGTATTCGGAACTCATCTTCTCTAGATCACTTACTGCTTGGGATGGGAAGTTTATAACAGACTCTGCCATATCTACGTTTTAATTATTCTTGAATTCAATCCGGTATTAGTATACCTAGATACGCTTATATCTAGTGGTTGCCTATTCACTTCTGGGTTTGGTTTATATAGATGTCTATTACAAGCCATTATGGCTAAGCCAGAGCTTATAGCAGCATCATACTTTGTTCTCTTATTTATATCAAACCTACTCCAATCACTCAATGTATCAGCAAAGTATACATTACCATAAGTGCCATCTTCTAAGTGACCAACGTGATCGTTGATGTACATTTCAATCGCAGCGGCGTGAGCTTGCTTAATATCTTCACTAGAGTTGGGCATTCCACCCACCTCCTTCTCAGTTACAGAAAGCTTGTTCCATATCTTATCAGGTCTGTTCATGCTAAAACCCCTATAACCTCTCCTACGTAAATAGTACAATAGGCGGGGTTTATTATTCTCAGCGAGTATTGGCATCCCGTAGAATACAAGTGCCATTAGAACGTCCTCAAAGAAGATCTCAGCGGTCTGAGGTCTAGCAATATATTCTAAGAAGAATGTATTTGCTGGTGCATCTTCCATACTGAACTTAGTTAACCCGTGTAAAGCTCCTTTAGAACCTTTCTCGTCAACAGTTCCACTAATGTCATAGCTATCACAACCGAAGGCTCCCATGTGTTCGTTACCTGGCCACTTAACGCCATTTTTTATTATGACATTATTCTGCATTCCCTGCCCAGGAACCCAGCTAACTTTAAATCTACCCTTTGGGTCTGGGTTGAATGTAACTCTAGTATCCTTAATTCCATTTTCCCACTGAAAATTACCAGTGGTTAAAACAGAAGCGCTTTTGTTACCCTCATTGTAATCTATCTGCTCATAAATCTTAACTAGATTAAATAAGCTGTTTTTTGTTTCATCTCTAAAAGCGTGTTCCTCCGTTCTAGGGAATTGTCTATAGAACTCGTTAAGACCATCTTGGTCCTCTCTAAGTCCCTCCACTTCATTCTCCCAATAATCTACAACCCCAGTTTCTATTAATTCACCAGTTGGTCCGAAGACATCATTGCGTGGATTGTCAAAGACTGGAACTCCGAACTCATCAATAAATCCTTCATAGTTCCACTCCATTGGCACAAACAAAGAATATAAACCAGATTTTGTCTGTCCATTTTTGTTTCTTTTATTTACCTGTGAATCTTCGTATAGCTTCTTAAAGTTCTGACCACCCTTATCTAGTGCGTTACTAGTTGAGCCCATCATACACTTACCGATTACTCGACCACCCAATCTAAGACAAGTCTTTGTAACTCGCCAGTTGTTCAGGATATTGTCAGGTCTCTCCCATTTACCACTTTCATCGTGGACTAATAAGGAGAGCTTTTCACCATCGTAGCTATTGTCCCCTGTATTCTTCCAGTCAATAGTAGTGTCAAGACCCTCCATGTCATCAGCCTCTTCGGTTTCCTTCATCTTCCTTCTAGTGAATTTCTTAGCCGGAATACGGTAAGCTAGTTCACTTTTAGGTCTATCCATACCATCTTGAATGGGCTTAAAGAAGAATGGGTAATTAATACTTATAGGTACTATTTTATCCGTAAACATCTTCTTAGCATCTCCACCACTTTTGGATAAGACTCCAAATCTACTATCACTTGCTAATGTAGCTAAATTAACGGTTTCAGCTGAACTCATGAAAGAAAAACCT